GACTGGCGGGTCTTTGTCAAAGAACTAAATAAGATTGACCCACAACAAATCAAAGAACTCAAAAAACGCTGGAGAGAGATTTCTGAGCCAGCTAGAGAAAGTGTTCGCACCGAACTAAAGGGTGAAGGCGCTGGTACACAAGGCCCAATGACTGGTATGAGGCATGGTGGTCGAACTGGTTGGGGAACTAACTATGGAAAGACAGGCGGCCCTGTCAGCAACGCAAAGCGTAAGCCATACAACTCAATCACTACTTCTGCCCTAACTAAAAACAAAAAAGGCGCAACAGGTATTGCTCGACTTGTAGTTCAATCAGCCGGTGTTGTTTATGCCGACCTAGCACAAAAGGCTAGTGGTCGGGCTTATACAAGAATGTATAAAATTAGACTGTTTGGTGGCCCTGAAGTTATGAGAAGCCACGAGATTCGGCCAAGTGGGGTAAGTAGTTTTTTGACTAACTTAGGTCCTGTCGTAAAAAGCAGCAAGCGTAAAAAGTCAAGAAATGTTTACCCTGGCTTTGATAATGCCTATCCTCAAGTAGCCAAAAACGCCAAAGTAGCAATAGAAGAAACCATTAGGTTTGTCGAAAACAACATTGACAGGAATAACAAATAATGAGCAACATGTTCTTGAACATCGTCAGCACTTTCAAAAATGACGGCATTGCTTCTGCTACTCGACAGCTAGGCGCTTTTGGCTCACAAGCTGCCAGCTTAGGTTCCACACTAGGTAGGGTTGGAGCTGCCCTAGCCAGCTTTGGAGTAGCTGCCAAGGCTGTGCAGTTTACAAGTCAATCCATTGACTCAGCGCGTGATCTTGAGCGCAACATGTATTCACTACAAACAATTTTTGACGAGTTTACTCCAACAATGGAAAAGTTTGTCGAGGGCGCATACAACATTGGTCTTAGTCAAAAAGACGCCGCCAAAGCCTCTACATTCTTAGGTTCGGTTCTAAAGCAGTCTGGCTTCAGCATGGAAGATGTCACTGAGCAGACTCAAAAGCTTGTAAGCCTTGGTGTGGACTTAGCTGCTACCTATGGCTACGATGTCCAAGAAGCCTTGCTCGGTATGACTGCCTTGTTCCGAGGTGAGTACGACCCGATTGAGAAGTTCGGTGTCGCTATGAAGCAGAGCGAAATCAATAGCGAGCTTGCTGCTAGGGGTCTAAACAACCTTGAGGGTGCTGCTCGCAGAAACGCCGAGCAGGTTATCAGGATGGAGCTTCTCTACCAGAGAGCTGCTGACGCTACTGGTGCATTTACTGGTCAGTCAGGAAACCTTTTCGTAGAGCAAAAGAAACTTCAGGCTCAGTTTGAAAACCTGCAAGCCAGTATTGGTAGTCAACTTTTGCCGGTTATGGGTGCTTTGATTGAGGCTCTTGTGCCACTCATAGAGTATTTGGGACCTTTGATTTCGCAAGCCGTTGAAAGTTCCCTACCAGTTTTTGAGTCAATAGTTGGTTTTATTGCTGACCTTAGCGACAAATCAACTCTTGCTGGTGGTTCTTTAGATTTCTTGATTGGTGCTGTAAAGGCTACGGCTGATGCTACTTCGGGCCTCATGCAAGACATTGGACCCTTGATTCTACTTATTGGTGGAGTCACAGCAGGAGTGTATTTACTAGGCGCGGCCCTAACTTTTATTAACGCCCATCCAGTAGTTGCAACCCTTACTGCGCTTGCAGGAATCTTTATTTTGATAAACGAAACTAACAAAAACCTTCAGTTTCAAACTGACAAAACTGGCGCATCAATAACATCATTCAACGGCGCTTTAGAGCAATCAGCAGCAACTACCCAATATGTTACTGATAAGTATGGCAATTTTCCTCTTGTGCTTGCCGAAACATCAGATGAAGCAAAAAGACTGTCTGGGGAGATTTCAGCCGCTGACAGGGCAAGGCTAAACAATCTAAAAGACCAAATCATGGGTGTCAAAATTTCTGCTGGTGAGGCTACTAGTGAACTTCGCCGTATGCGAATCATGGCTGGTGTAAAAGATGTTGTAACTACTGGAACAGGCACAGGAGCTGGCTCAAAAGCCGGCACAGCTAGTGCTAAACAAGAACAAGCCCTTCGAGAGATGATTGCCGCACAGGAACAAGCCGCCAGAGAGCTTGCCGCTGCTCAAGAAGCGGCTAGGAGAGCAGAAGAAGAAAGACTACAAAAAAGGTCTGACGCATATAAGTCTTTTGCTGATTCGGTCAAGGCTACATTTGGCGGTATCAAACAGTCAATACTTTCTTCATTTAGCTTGCCTGATCTTGGAAATTCGGTCAACTCAATTACTAGAAACATCAAGAAGCTTCTTCAGCAGACTAAGGACTTCGCTAGAAACATAACCTCTCTTTCTCAGCAAGGACTAACCAACGACCTTCTTCAGCAGGTAATCGCAGCAGGTCCTATGGGTGGTGGCAGACTTGCTCAAGCTCTAGCAGGTGCTGGCGGTGGCTTTATTGGTGAACTAAACCAGGCTTACGGAGAGTTTGGTGGCATAGCCTCTGGCATAGCTGGTGTTGGCACGACAGCCGCTTTCGGCAATCAAGAAGTAGTCAATAACTATTACAACATTGAGGTTAGCGGTGGAGTTGGCTCTGGACCTTCAATAGGTAAAGCAATCGTTGACGCTATCAAGTCCTACGAGCGCACATCTGGCGCTGTCTGGCAGGGCGCGTAATGCCAGCACCAGTAGTTAAGGTTGAACTTGGTGCTGACCTTGGTGAGAGAGATCCAAATTCATTCAAACTTGATGACGCAATCAAGGGTGTTCTTGACAGCACGACTTACACGCTTGGTGGCACTAGATTCTTTGACATCACTGACAGACTTCTATCCGCCTCTACAACAAGAGGTAAGAACCAAGCCCTAGACCGCATTGACGCAGGTACTCTAAACATTGTCGTAGATAACTTTGACCGCTTGTTTGACCCTCTCTATGCGAATGGCTTTTACTTTGGTCAGCTTATCCCTGGTAAAGAAATAAGAATAAGTTGTAATGACCTTCCTGTTATTTACGGAACTATTGACGACATTGACATTGCCTATGAGCCTGGCAATCGTTCGGTTGCTAGTTTTCAAGCAACTGACGGCTTGAGCTATCTGACGCAAAACAACTTGCCAGAGGTTTTTCCAGATGTTGAACTGTCAGGTGCGCGAGTCACTCGAATCCTTGACTTACCAGAGGTTGACTGGCCTATTGACAAGAGAAGCATTGATACCGGTAACAGCTTTATGTCAGATACCGATGTAGCTCAAGGCACACAGGCGATTGGTTATCTACAACTTGTAGCCACCAGCGAATCGGGCGAGGTTTTTGTTTCAAAGGATAACAACTTTGTTTTTACAGAGAGAAATTCAACACCCAACCTGCCAAACATCATCTTTACTGATGAGGCATCTATTCCTGGGTTTACTGTCATACCTTTTGCTGAGCTGGGTGTGGTTTATGGAACTGAGGAACTTTACAACCGCATTGTTTTGACTAACGACTTTCCCCTATTCCCAGACGAAGCTACTGCTGAAGATTTAGATTCACAGGTCTTGTATGGTCCACACTCATACGATCAGTCTGGCCTTCTAAATAACGAGCTTTCTGACCTTGAATCTTTAGCTGATTTCTTGCTACTTAGGTTCAAGGAACCTCAGTACCGCTTCAGCAGCGTTGGGGTTGTAATGGACATTCTTAGCGAGTCACAGCAAGACGAAATCCTTGACCTGGAAATCGGAGATATTGTCCAGGTTCGGTTCACGCCTTCAAGTATTCCACCAGCTATTGAGCAGTATGTAAAGGTAATCGGTATTAGCCACGACTGGCAAAACAACGAGAAGCGTATAAACCTTGCCCTAGAACGCCTTGACTTTAGCCTCTTTGTCCTTGACAACACTGTGGTTGGTATCCTAGACGAGGACCGCCTAAGTTACTAACTGCTAAACTCTAAACAACACAACTAAGGAAAACAATGCCAAGAAAAGTATTTACCGCAGGAGAGGTCCTAGCGGCTGCCGATGTCAATCTTTACCTATCTAATGAAGTGGTCTTTGCCAGCTCTACTGCCTCAATGACTGTTGCTGCCACTGATCGCTACGAAACCTTACTTGTAAACTCTGCCGGCTCAGTAGTTATTACCTTTGGAACAGCCACAGCTTTCCAGGCTGGCGAGCGCATGGACATTATCCGAGATGGTGCTGGAACAGTCACAATCACTCGTGATGGCACAGCGACCACTCTGGCTGGTAGAGGCACAGCAGCTTCGTCTTATCAGATTGCCCAGCAGTACGATGCTGTATCTGTTGTATGTGTCGGTACTAACTCCTACCGAGTTATCGGTAACGCTACGGCGGTCTAGCTATGTTGATTCCTTTTGGAATTTTGGCAGCAGCAGGATCAGCTTTTCAGACCCTAGTAGTTAACTTTTTGGTTCTCGCTGGTGGCGGTGGTGGTTCTGAAGGTGGTGGTGGTTCTGGTGGTTACCGATTATCTATAACAGGTGAATCATCTGGTGCTAATTCCGCTGCTGAAACTCCCCTATCTCTCAAAACTTCTACAAGTTATGTCGTTACTGTCGGCGCTGGTGGAGCGGTTGGAGCAAACCAAGGCACATCGGGTTCTAATTCTGTTGTTGACTCTATTACCTCGTTGGGTGGTGGTGGTGGTGGAGCTGGTGGCAATACCACATATGGCACAGGACTAACAGGTGGAGCTGGTGGTGGTGGTGGTAACAACACTGGTGGTGGTGGTGCTTCTGGTGGCTCTGGAACTGCGTTACAAGGTTTAGCTGGTGGTGCTGGAGCTTATGTTTTTAGCGTAACTCAGTCTGGTGGTGGCGGTGGTGGGGCTGGTGGCAATGGTGGTAACAGCTCAGGTTCAACCCCTGGTGCTGCTGGAACAGGTTTATCGTCATCTATAACTGGCTCAAGCGTGACGCGAGCAGTTGGTGGTGCTGGTGGTGGTGACACAGCGACTTTGAGAACTGACCCTGCTGCCAACACAGGGTCTGGTGGCTACGCGCGGTATTTCCGTTCCCCAACTTCATACAGTCCCGTAGCAGGTGCTTCTGGTCTAGTAGTCCTTCAATACCCAAGCACTTTCGCTATTACCCTTGGAGCTGGATTGACTGGCTCAACTTCTTTGATTGGATCTAATGAAGTAGCTACTATTACTGGTGGTACTGGGAATGTGACTTGGGCAGCGGTCAACAGGATCATTGTCGAATACCTTGCTGTGGCTGGTGGTGGTGGTGCTGGTTCTGGTTCTGGTGGTGGTGGTGGAGCTGGTGGTTATCTAGCCAGTACTCAAACAATTACTCCTGGGACTAATTACACAGTTACAGTCGGTGCTGGTGGTGTTGGTATGGGAAGCTATCCTGCTGGGGGTTATTCGATACCTGCCAATGGTTCCAACTCTGTATTTGCTTCAATTACTGCTACTGGTGGTGGTTACGCTGGTGGACAAGACTATGTAGGTCAGCTTGGTGGTTCTGGTGGTGGTGGTGGTGGTGGTACAAACGCAGGTTCAACCCCTGCTGGTGCTGGTACATCAGGTCAGGGTAATGCCGGTGCTGCTGGTATTCAGAACAACCGAGGTGGCGGTGGTGGTGGTTCAACTGCTGCTGGAAGCGTTCTTACTGGTGGTAACGGAACAAGCAACTCCATAACTGGTACTGCTGTTACTTATGCTGGCGGTGGTGGTGCTGGTGGTTATTCAACTTCAGGCAACGGCGGTACTGGCGGTGGCGGTAATGGAACAGCAGGAATTAGCACTCGCGGTGGAGATGGAACTGTCAATACTGGTGGCGGTGGTGGCGGTGGCGGTGGTGAGGGCGCTCCAAACTTCCGTACTGGTGGTGGTGGTTCTGGTGGTTCTGGTATTGTTATCTTGAAGTATTCTTCCGCTAGTACAATTACAATAGGAGCTGGGTTAACTGCTTCTACAACAACTGTTGGAAGCGATAAAGTAACCACGATTACTGCTGGAACTGGAAATGTGAGTTGGACATAATGGCGCATTACGCTTTTTTAGATAGTGACAACATTGTCACAGAGGTCATTACTGGTATAGACGAAACCGAGCTAATTGAAGGCTTAGATACCGAAACTTGGTATGGCAACTTTAGAAATCAAGTCTGTAAAAGAACAAGCTACAACGGCAACATAAGAAAAAACTACGCTGGCATTGGTTTTACTTACGATGCAGGGCGTGATGCCTTTATCTCACCCAAGCCTTATGACTCTTGGCTACTTGACGAGGCAACCTGCCTTTGGGAAGCTCCAATAGCCTACCCAACTGACGGCTTTACTTACACTTGGAACGAAGCAGAAGTAGATTGGGAGCTTCAGGACTTTTCTGAAGGCGCATAATGGCTGAGGAAACGACCTCAGTTCGCATTACGCAAGCTGACATCTACAAGAAGCAACTTGAGCATGGCGAGATTCTGGTCAAGGTCTTACAGAAACTAGATCACCTTGACGATGTGCCTGAGCGCCTAAGAGAAGTAGAACTAACACTTGCCAGACTTGCTTGGATTGAGCGCATTGCATACACAGGACTGACAGCCTCAGCAATAGCAATTATTGGCTTAGTAGCCTCAACGATAGGAAAATAATGACAACCTGGATTAGACCCGTTGACGGCGGCACTATCTCTGACACCTTCGAGGGACATAAGAACAGAGCAAAGCCAGCCCTAAACCCTGGCATTGACTACGCTGTTGCGACTGGCACTCCAGTCAAGGCAGTTGCCGATGGAACTGTTACAGGGATTGTTCCAACCTTTACTGGCTCTGGTGGTCGAATGATTTTCCTAAGCTTTCCATCAGGCCACAACGCAGACTACCTACACCTATCACGCATTGATGTTGTTGCTGGTCAGGCAGTAAAGCAGGGTCAAGTCATCGGGCTTTCTGGTGGGTCAGGTCTGGGCAAAGAAAACGGATACGGCGCTCACCTTCACTTCTCATTCCGCGTTGGTGGCAAGCCAACTATGGGTGCTGGAAACATTGACTACGAGGCTTTCCGAGGCGCTCCTACAAGTGCTATTCCTGCTTCACCTGCTAAGCCAAGTGCTGCATTGGCTAAAGGATCGAGAGCGTACCGAGGCACAGAGCTAAAGCGTGGAGAGCCAGCAGGTC